CTGCAATCTCTTCCGCTAAGTAACGGTTGTGACGGTAAGCTAAATCAAGCTCTGACTCCGTAAGTACAGACCCGTTAACAAAGTCCACGAGGTTCTGATTAGGAGCACTGCGTCTTCTGACACGCACCTTATCTCCAGCTGCGGCACCGCTGTCTAGTACTACCTTAGTGGATGGTGAAGCAACGATTGTAAAGTCAGTTGTGTCTGCACCGTTGATTTCTACCTTAATGTGTTCGTCCTCAAGGTAGGGAAAAGTAAAGTCAAAGTCGGTCTGTCCGCCCGTTGCTGTATAGTCTACGTAGGTGATAGCCATGATGTTAAGTGTATATTATTAATTATTGAGTGAGAAGAGCAAGTTAGTTTCCACCAAACGGTAACATTAATTCTTCTAATTTAGACGGAACCTGCTGTTCTTTGTACTGCTCTGCGGGGAATTCTGTTTGTTTAACTCCTAACTCAAAGTCTCTTCGTTTCTGTAATCTTTTCTGATAATCAGCTTCAGATTCACGTGATGATTTAGGTTTTAGCGGTTTGTCTAACTCTTCTGAAAATTCTTCCGTAGCCTCGACTTGTCCCTCTAATATAGGAAACTCTTTCTTCAGCTGTTTCAAAGCTTCATCTCTGTATGTTTTAAAAACACCTTTAATAACATTTGTTCTTGCTGCATCTTCTTGCTTAGTGTCTTCAGGTAGAGCTGTTTTAGGTGCTCTCCTTACGCCAGTTGAATAATCAAATTTACCTAATGATGGGAAGCCTCCGCCGCTAGCTAAGTCAACAATAGCTTCTTTCATGTTCTTACCTTTTTTAGAAGGCATAAGAGCTGAATTTAACTTCATCTCGTTAGCTATTTCTTGCCAACGATCAAAAGCATTTTGTTGTGTTTCAGGGTCCCTTATTTCTTCTAAATCAATACCGTTCCATTTTGGAGTGCCGCCATTAAACTGAGGGGATACCCCTAATTCTATACAAACAGCATAAGCAGCTTCTCTTAGTTTTTCTTGGTAAGCTAATTCTATTTCGTCTTCGGTTAGTTTCTTACCTTTTTTCTTTTCTCGTAATTCTTGTACTACTGTAGACTTAGTAATCTTAGGTACTTTTAATGTCCTAAACCCAGTTACTTCATCAATCTCGACATATTGATCTATATCGCCTCGTTGATTAAACACACCAAAGGGAGATAACACCGAGAGTCCTCCGCCTCTTTTATTATAATTCCTTACTTCTATATCTCCGAATATATCACGCATTGGAGGTACAAGTTTAGAAAGACCGTTTATTCTCCTAGCTATTACTTGCATTAAATTATTGTTTTCACGAACAACATTGTCAGACATAACTGTTAAAGCATTTTGAGCTGACGAAACAGATTGACCTGCTAATCCCTTTAAAATCTTAAAGGCACGTGCTTTATCCGATTCGTCTCCAGTTGCTTCAGTTATTAACTTCATAACCTCACCCACATTTTTATAGTAAGATTTATTAGTTAAGTTATTAGCTAAAGCTAATGTAAATGCTTCGAATAAATTCCTAGCCTCTTCTCGCTGTGCCACCGTACCGTTACTTAAGCTTTTCATGTCAGCAGTTACGCTTAAGATAGTATTTAAAGGTTCGATAGCAGCTAAACTAATAGCTTTCATTTTGCCGGGTCTTAGTGGATCAGCAATGCGAAGCGTATACTCTGGCATTCCGGTAGCAGAACGAATAGCTTTCTTCTTTCTCCAATCTTGGCTTTCAGTACCTACGAATTGCACTAGTCCGTCAACTCCTTCAGCCAGCCCCCAAGCAGTTAATAAAATACCAACACTTGATATTTGTTGTCCCCTAGCTCTAGCTGCTATAATCGGATCATCGCTCGCTAAGTCTTTAGCTGTTTTACTCCAAAGCCTCTCAGCGATTCTAGGTACATTTTTAAGAAAAGGAGTTCTGTTAGCTACTGGTATTTTATCTATGGCTGCACTAACGGTTAATACTGGACTTGTCACAGCAGCAGCTCCTCTTTGTATATTTCTACCCGTACGCATGAATGGGTTTAAGACAACACTTAAAAGAGGATACGTTCGTAAGAATTGCTCCATAAAATAAGCACCCTTCTCAATTACATTTGGATCAGCAAATTCTCCTATCTCCTCAGTAAATGTAACTTCTTTTAAATTACGTTGTATGTAGCTAACAAACTCACTTACATCTTTATTCCAATTTAATTTAACAAAGTTATCCATGTAAGAAGCTAAATTTTCAGGAGCTACTCCTTCTTTATCGGCCATTAATACAGCTTTTCTCCGCACTTGATCTTCGGTCATTAATTTACCCTTAGACTCGGTGAATACTTTACTTACAAAGTTGTCGTAGTACTGTTGAAATGTTCCTACTTGCTCGCCTTTTTGCACAGCTTTTTGATAATCTATTTCTGCTTTAGCACGAGTCATAGCATGAGCTAAGTTTAATCTAGTCCTAACATCTATTGCAGCCATGCTTTTACCGGGCATATCTACAGCTCTTCCTACGTTTTCTAAAGAAGCACCCATAGGACCAGACATCCCAGTACGCTCCATAGAAAAACTAGATTTACCGAATCTTTCAAAATGAGTTCGTAGATCAGACTCCCCCGACTTAAGGGCTTTTAAAGCTTCTTTGTTAGCAATAGCTCCAAATGTACCATAAGAAGACGCAACCTTCTGCCAAAAATCCCCAGCTCTTTGCCACTCTTGTTTACTAATCCCTTCTTTCGACCAAGGTAATGTAGCCATGAATTTAGCACCAACCCATCCATTCATTGTGTTATAATTAGTCATAACGGTGTTAGATATAAGTACTTTACTATGAGTGACTGGATTATTTAACATCTTGAAATACAAGACATCGGAAACCATATCTCTTACTTTACTATATTCAGTAGGAGCTTCTCCTGTATAAGGGTCTTGCAAATACGGTATCTTTCTATTCGGGTCCAACGGATCATCTAAATATTCCTTAGCTTGCTCTTTCCAAGGTTTTTGAAACGACTTTTGTTGGTCAACTAATATCTGATGTACTTCAGCTGTGTCGTCTGCTTGTTGTATTGTTTTTAATAATTTCTTTACAACTTCTATATCCCCTAATGTTTTTAGCTGATCCTTAAGTTGTTCTTCCGTAAGATTCTTAGCTTCATCTAAATCCTTAACAAGCTTACCTTCTAACCCTGCTAATACTTTCTTTTGTTTTTCAGTTAATATATCTTTGGTGTACTTTCGTGCTTGTAATAACTTACCAGACTCTGCACCCGCTTTCTTCCAAGCTAATTGCTGTGGTATTAATTTTAATATACTAGTAGTAGCATCTGCAATTATGTTAGGGTCGTTTAAATCTGCGTTATCTAAAAATTTTATTAGGTCATCATAGCCTTGTACCATAACAGCACCATTAGCTGACATGTGTATACTTAGCTTTCTGATTGCGTCTGCTACTTCAAAGTTATCTGTAACTTGGGCAGCGTTTAAAACTATACCTAATTCTTGACTAGCTTTTGATCCCAACCTTTTTTCTAATTCGTTCTGTACTTGTGCTAAATACTCTAGCTCCCCGATACGACCTCCTTTTACATTCTTAAGGTCTCGGTCCATCACTTGAGAAACAACGTTTATAAACCTTTGCTTTTCTGCATCATCTGTTAACAATCTAGCTTTTACTTCATCTTTAGAATCTAGTACTTTACCAGTTAAAGGGTCTACCTCACGAGTACCACCGCCTCCCATGAAGTCGTCTAATATAGCCCTAGCTTTCTGCTGGATGTCGGGGTCTAGCTCTTGGTACGGTTCAGCTGCAGTTGCTTCAGTAGTTTTGGTAGCTGGCGGTTCTACAAATTTAAAAGGAGATTTTATGAAGACGCTGTCTTGTCCAGCTTTTGCTTGTGACTTTATACCGTCTCTTACTTGTTTAGCTAGTCCTTCTACATCCTCAACGCCTTGAGACTTCAACCAATTAATGTATTCTTGTTTTCTCTTTGAGCTTTGTCCGCTACCTGCAATGTAAAGTGCTTTAGCTATATCGTTCTCAAAGTTAAGTTCAATGTTACGGTCTCCGTAATTGTATCGAGGTTTAGCACCAGCAAGTTGTTTAGGCAATACTCCGGGAACACCACTACTAACAGCAGCACCTCCAACGCCTTCCACATCAACATCTTGAAATAACTTAAAAGCTTCTGTTTGTTTGAATGCCTCAGCAACTTCAGCTACAGCTTCCGCTTGTTTCTTTTCAGCTTGCTCTAAAGTATCAATAGTTCTTTGCGTTATTTGTTCTTCAGTTGGTACGAGTTCTTGTAATTGTTTTTCTTTATCTGCGATTTGATCTCTTAGTTTCTGATTAATGCCTCCTCTTTTCTCAGTTCGCTTTACTTCCTTTTTTATCTGTTTTAACTCATCGGTTAACATCTTTCTAAGAAAAGCAGCTCCTTGTTCACTTGAGTTAGCCTCATATATAACAAAGGCTTTTTCCCATCTACCCAGAAGTGCACCTATAACAGCACCAGCAGAAGCCGACCCTACCATACCCCAACCACTTAAATCTTGGTTCCCGTAAAGAGCATCAAATCCTAACTTAACAGCTTCGTAACCAACACCCATACCAGCCCCCTCAAGTCCTCTACGCTTTACGACCTGCCAAGTACTAGCATCCTTTACTATCTTTGAGCCCGAAATGCCAGCCATTGCACCAGATGCGAGTACTTCAGACCACCTAACTTCCTCACGCCTTCCTGAACCTACTTCCATTATCTGAGCGATATAGTTCCAATAAGCAGCTGAAGACGCATTAAGACCGTACCACCCTGCTTTTGTTACAGGGTCTGGAGAAGCTAACAAAGGTGAAGTTACAACAGCCATACCTAAAGTACCTACTATCTCTACAGCCATCGGGTTAGCCCAATCTACAAAATCCGCCACTTCTTTACCGAACGCTTCATCGTAATCAGGGTGCGGAGCTAACCCCATTTTAAACAGCTTAATAGATTCCTGCCTAGCTCGCTCAAAAGCCTCAGTAGAAAATGGATCACCCTCAGCTAACATAGCCGCTATACGGTGGTTAGTGGGGCTTTCAGGAGGTAGTCCTGTTACTTGTACAGCTCTTTCTAAAATACGCTCCTCTTGTGTATACAACGATCTAATACCGTGATCTGGTAATTTAGTCGGTATTTCAACTTGAAGTTTAGAAGGTGTGTAAGCTCCCGGTCTAGGACGGGCAGGTATTTCGCCTTCGGGTGTTTGTTCTATTTCCTCAATCCTAGTCACAGCAGGCACAGGTTTCTGTGTCCTTACATCTTCGCTTATACGTTTTTCTTCTTTATCTAAAAATGTTTTGGTATCGCTTTTAAATTGCTCTACCATCTGAGCCTTCTGCTCCGGTGTAATCTCTTGTGTTTGGTCTTTAGGTTCTACATCTTCTTCTCGACCGTAGAATGGACTTAAGATTTTATCGTCTGTATTTTCAATAGCCATGTTAAATGCCTTCTAATCTATTTCTATTTACTTTATATTTATCTACAGCCATATCAATAGATGCTGCCGTCCACCTTTTAAATACTTGTTCACCTATAGCTTCCATTTGTTCCAAGACTTTAGCTTTAGCTTCTTGTGGGCTAGTTTGTTCATCTTGTTCTATCTCGTCAAACTTATCTTGAAACGCTTCTCTTAAATCTTTTTCAAAAGCTACGTATCTTTTATTAACAAACATATCAGCAGCGTCTTTGCCCATTGATCTTTGTATTTGGTAATAAACGCCATAATTTTCTTCAGTTGCAACATATCCACCCTCACCAACATCGGCTGTTTCTTGTACTTTAGCAGATACGCCTAGCCTAGTAAAAAATCCCAAACGAATACCCGACGGTACTCCCCCCGGTTTAACTTGCTCAAACCCAGTAATCGTTTCCCTGTATCCGTTCCTTAATGTTTTCATTATAGGATCGTCGTAGACTAATTTAGTAAAGTTCCTAGAAGATTCTATTCTCTGTATAAGTGTGTTTCTTTCTCTTGGGGTTATAGCTCTTTCAGCACCCGCTCTCATCACAGCTTCTAATGTCGAATCTAAATCGTCTCCCTCATCTATTAACAACTCTAAATTAGCAACAGATAACTGAGTAGATTCAGTACTAGGTTTAACTAGTTCGTCTAAAACATCATTTATATCTTTATTAACTTTTGTTTTTAAATGCAGGGGGGTTTTAGCTCTTAACTCTTTTTTAATCCTAGCTTCATCCGTAGGCGATACTACCTCTCCGTCTCCCATTAATTCTAATAGTTCCGTTTCAGCTTGTGCTAACTCGATTCTATATTGCGTGTTATACTGTTCGTTTTTTCTCGCCTCCCACTTAGACCGTCTATCATTAATTTTATCGTAGTAGCTTGTTATAGAATTACCTACTTCGGCATCAGCGAATTTAACACCGCCGCCTAAATCTAATTTGCGTAACTCATCTAAAAATGTTTCAGCTTGTTGTGGGGATATACTTCCCTCTTCGCTTGGGTCTTTTGATAAACCTTCGTTTAATGTTTCGCTAATCAAGTTATCCCAAGCATACTTCCGAGAACCTTTGAATAGTCCTACTTTATCGTTTACCCAATTCTTAATAGACGGATCATTTATATCTAACACTCCGTTTATGGATTGTTGGATTAATGGTTTACCATTTAATAACCAGTTGGTCTTAGCATCTTCTATATCAATAGCATCAAACCTAGCGTTTACATCTTTAATAAACTCTTGCTCAACCTTTTGAAGATTCTCAAGTGCTGCTTGTCTTACTAGCTCCGATTGAAACTCTGGACGATTAAACAGTTCTTGTCGTTTTTCTTGAACCGTTTGTACTGGGTCTATTGTTTCCGATATAGTCTGCGGATTGAACAACATCTCCCGGTACACATTGTTAGCTAACACCTTCCCCTTAGCTTGCTTCGCTCCTAACATGAACAACGCATTAGCTTGCTCAGGCATCTTGCCTTCTTCAGCTAACTTTCGTACTTCTCTTTCGTATGCCTCCATTTGACGGGACACACCACCGGGGTCTAAATCAAACTGTGTAGCACCTTCTGTTATTAAAGCTTGTTCGTATGCTTCACGCTCTTTACCTTTTAACGCTCTAGCTTTCTCAAGTGCTTGTCTTTGCCTGTCTTGTGTTTGCTGTATCTGATCGTAAGTAACAACAATATCAGACACTACATTCAAACCCTTCGCTAGTTCTAGCAGATTATTAGTTTGAGGAACTGGTACTCTAGGAGCTTGCAGCCGTGGAACACTGTACTGACCTAAAGCGGGAAGTGGTATTTCTCTGGACATATTAAGCTAGTTTTTGATAATCGTAAAGTTTGCCATCGAAACTGACTGGTCCCTTTGGCACGTCTATGGATGTATCTACACCGCCCATACCGCCAGATAACTGCTGTCCCATTTGATAACCTCTGAGACCCCCACTAGCTACACTCAATACATCTGTAATACCAAGACCTCTAGGTTTAATAGGTTCCATGATTGGTTGATTAATACCGATTAAACGTTGTTGTAATCCTAAACCTTGATCCTCAAGAGCTAATGTTTTACCAGCTTCAAGCATTTCGGATTGTTCGCCTAAAGCAAACTTTTTCTGACCAAGGAGAGAAAAGTAGTCTCTTTGTTTAGCTACCGCTGTTACAGGGTCTTCGGCAGTTCTAGCTATAGCAGCTTCAGCTTTAAGAATTTCTTGACGCTCTTCCTCACCAATTATTCTTTCTTGCTGTTGTTGTTGTAACCGTTCTCCAGTCATCTGTCTCAACGATCTTCTGGTCTCAGCAGCTGCGGTTTGTTCTTGCAAGCGTCTCTGCATAGCAATCTGTTGCATCTGTGCTTGATACTGCATACGGGCTTGTTGTCTAGCACCTAATGCTTGCATACCTGCTGATGCCCCTCCTACAACCGCCATTGTTACTGGATCACACATATATCGTTACTTCCTCTCTAATATAAATGACAGATACCCGTCGTACTGACAATCGTTAAACTCAGCACCGAGCCACTCCAACCATTTAATACTCAGCTTGTTACTACGCATGACGTAGTTCGTTAAG